CTAGCATCATTACTCGTCGTTCCAATGATACTACATAATCTGGATCGATAACCTTGATCTTGTGTGTACCGAGATCTACTTCTGTCACATGCCCGCGGATTGTAACCGGCATTTGTGTTTTTTCTTTTTCCTGTTCGTCATCTGGATCAGCATATATGTAGAACATCACAGGCCTGCTTTCTTTAAGGTGTCTCTAATGAATGTCGTGCCGTCTTTTTGTGTCTTAAAACGCATGGACCATTGCGCAACAGGTGCAGTAGTGGATATGATACTGATCTGTTCTGGTGTACAGCGTTTTAATGCATCTTCGGCACTCATAGCATTATATAGTAGCCACGGACTTATACGCCCGGTCTTTATCCAATTTGTCAGCTGATTAGTATTCACTTCTCTGAAAAAATCAGTCCAGGGTTTCTCATGCTGCTGGCTCCATTCTCGCATGAGCACGATACCTCTTTCCAGTGCCTGTTCTGGAGATTCTGTGCGCACGAGATCCTTGACATACTCTGCATATACCTGATCGTGAGTCCACTTGTCAACGGGTAGGTTATTCTTGATCACATAGTCAATAAACCGTTCCGGTTCTGGTGCAGCAGTGTCCAGCAGATGCCTTGCAAACTTGCTGAATGCTAGATAATATTTGCTATTGATGAATTCCTTATAACTCTTCTTGCCTTTCTTGCTGGCAAACTGGCTGTTGAGTTCGTAGAATCTGCTCCATGCGATAAATGCGATACGACCCTGAGGTTGATCTTTCTGGAACCATCTGCGTTTCTTTTCACAGACATGGTCGATCATCCGAAGTTCATCAGTGAATTCTCTGTTACAGAATTCACACCTATGCTGCTTAGGAATTATGCTCCAGCTTTTTGCCATCTTCGACTAATTCCTTGAGTTCTTTATCACTAAGACCTGCGTCTTTACCAAGCTGCTTGAGGCTGTTTGCATCCAGCTGACTCTTTAATATAGCAAGTTCAGTAGCATTGCAACCCGGATATAGTTCCATGAGGAATTCATCAACTACTTTGGTCTTGCTGCCCTTACCAGCTTTGGCTCCCATGTATGGACGATACTGCTTGCGACCAGTACCTGCTAAACACATGAGCATGTGCTGCAGTTCAGGATGCTTTCCGAGATTGAAGAATCCAAGATTTACCAGATCGTTAGTTGCAATCACAGCATAAGACTGCATGCTGCTCTGTGGACTCAGACTGCTCATGTAACGCATCAGCACGAAAGGACTGTATGCTTTCTTTTCTTCCGGAGTCAGTTTATCATAATATCCAAAGTCCCTGCGATCAAGGGCTTGCAGCGTTGCGTCCAAACTGAGTTTCTGTGTGCTTGTCTTTGCCTTTGCCATGTTGTATTGTACGGCCTTTAGCTAAATATCACAACAGCAGAGGAGATCCTAGCATGGGACACGCAGTCAATGATCGATACTTTGGATATGATGTCCAACATCACAATAATAGTTTTTATCCTGGCGTGCCATTTCGTAATAATGCAGTATTCACACCGTTAGTTAACTTCGACGGCTCAAATGAATGGGCGGTTATATTGCGACAGCTTGGTTCAAACAGATTCTTGGTAGCAAGAAGGGATGACAAGACTGTACAGGTAGAAATGACATTGACCAATGATGACCTTAGCAAGAACGGCAACGGACGTTTAGCTTGGTATACTCACGACAATGCACGTAGCGGATGGGTAGCACATATCTATGATAATACCCTTAAAACTTTCGATGGCGCCGACATACCTTGGAACATAAACTATAATGCAACTAACACACCGGGTGTAGCATACATCGCAAATAACAGCAGAGATTAAACATGTCTGATAAATAGATCAGCACAGCTTTAGGAGATAAACCATGGGTCGCCCCGTTAAGAAAGAATACTTTGGAAATACATCTATACAAGGACAGACTATACGTGGTAATGCCTGGGTTAACGGCGACACAATGGCAAGGCCAGCGTGGATCAGCAGGCAGCTTGGTACAAATAGGTATTTTTGGCATTCGGTAGATGGTACTGCTCCGGGTAACCTAGGCGGGCCATGTGAGCTCGTAGATGGTGCAATTACTGGACCAGGTCAGGCTAACATCAAGATATATGCAACAGGATCAGAAACAGGCAGCGGAGCAACAGCTATAGCTAACCTCGGTGTTGAAACTGCAGAAGTAGTAGTAAGTGGTAGCGGAAGCATAACAGATGATTATCTAGTTGGCGAAAAGCTACTTGTAAGCGGCGGTACATACACTGGTAATCAACAGGGTAACGTCACAGTTGCTAGCACTAAGATTGGTGCGATACAGACCAACAACAAAGGTCATAACTACGCTCAGGGCGATTATTTCTACATGAGCGGTACAGGTTGGGTGACCAACGCTAATGTGGTTGTTAACACTGTAAACGGCACAGGTGCTATTACTTCTCTTAACATCGTTAGTGCAGGAGTATTCACTGGTACAAAACCAAGCGAGCCATTTAATGCTGTAACATGGCACACAGCCAGCGGAGCAGGCGCTAACTTCGATGCAAGATTTGCAGTTAATGCCTTAACTGTTCTAAATCACGGCGATTATCGTGCTATTCCAGCTAATCCTGTCACACTTACAGGAAGTGCATCCGGAACTGGTGCAACTGCTAACTTAACATATTACGTCAACAGCGTAAAGTTAACAAACAGTGGGAGCGGATACGCATATGCTCCTATGGTTTCACTAGATGCAGGTAATGCAAACGTGCGTGCAACTGTGTCAGGCGGATCAGTAGACGCCCTGTACATTGATTTTAGTGGTCATGGTTATACTGCAGTACCTACCATTACCATAGCAGATTCTATGGCAACAAGTCATGTGCGAGTACTAAGGGACCTAACAGTAAACAACTGGCAGGGACAGACATATCAATGGTTAACAGAAGGTAATACACTTCCCGGACCAGGTTGGGCTCACATCGAGACCCACTAAAGCATGCTCGACGTAAAGTCGGCAGACTCAGACGCAACCCCTAGATTGCCCGAGCAACTAGGGGTTTCGTTTTATCAATTATATCAATTTGCGGATATCTAGTACTTCGGGTATCTTCCCAATATCTTTTAGGAAGTATGCGCATATAGGACCATCATCTTCATCCAATGGCACGCTTAGCATATGACCATTTTTTAGTTTAGGGAAATACCATTTTACATCTGGCCATATGTTTATTATCTCTAATTTTAGGAATTTTGGCATGTAGCCGTTGATCGGATTGAAACAAAATACATCAAAGTCTTTATCGTTCAAATATATCAGAGGCATTATCTCAAGTTCACCGCTGTTTTTATCACCTATAATCACACTCCAGTCTAACGGCATCTGCAGGTTATATGGTCCAATCTTTAGATCTACACATGGACTATTGAAACTCTCTAGGAATATCAGTGGGATGAAATAGTAATCAACATTCTTCTGATCAGAATAATCAAGTATGCCGAAACGAACGTCATCAACGCTGTCGGGTATTTGGTTTAGGTTATAAGTGCGGTTGTGATTAGTCAGTATTTTCATGATCGTACCATACTTAGTGGTAGATCGTCCAACTCTGATTAAAAACGGTCAACTTTATCAAGAGTAAATGGATATTTTGCTTGAGTATAGAATTGCTTGCGCTTGTTAAGATGGCGTGCACTGAATTTGCAAGTGCTAGCCATGTCATATATCTGCACAAAGTCCTTGTCTTCTGCTTTGCGTAATCCTCTTCCGATGCTTTGGATCACTCTGACAAAGCTCTTTCCTGGTTCAATCAGGACTAGATTAAACAATCTAGGCACGTTAATACCAACAGCAGCAACTCCATAGGTAGCAATGAGTATTTGGTCATCGCTGATAGCAATGTTATCATACTCTTCTTTGCGATGTTTAGTCTTTACTGCTCCGCTGATGAATGTGCTACCGCGCAATAGATCTTCCAGTGCTTTACCAGTCTCAATCCTATCTACCAAAACCAGCGTGTTACCATCTGTAGCAATCTTCTCGATCATCCTGCTCATCCAGACGATACGTTCCTTATCGGTTACCAAGAACTTTAGCTCTTCTTGATAGTTGTTGTATTTTACCGTTTCTTTGCTCTGGACTATGTTTACATGGCAATTAGCGAGCACTCCCTGTGCCTGCAGATCGCTTGCAAATAGATTACCGATATTAGGGCCAACACTGGCTAGCAATGCTATTTGGTTTTGTTCCTCTTCGGGAATTGTACCAGTAAGTCCCCACCTTATGGGTATGTGACGAAAGTTTTGTGTCATTAATCGTGTAACAACATCAGCCTTAAGTATGTGGCACTCGTCGCATATCACACAGATCTGGTTCTGCATGAACACTGCCAGCTGATCATCGTCTAGCGCATCCTTGCTTTTCTTGTCAAGTATGTTCAAGCTCTGCCATGTACAGATAGTATGTGTTGCATCATATTCCTTACGATCGCCATACATAACTCCAACATCAAGGCCAAGATTGCGATAATCAGCTTCAGTCTGCTCAACCAGGCTCTTGTTCGGTACGATGATTATGCTTCTACCATATGGTTCTATAATATTGCTTAGCGTAGCTGTGATAAGAGTTTTACCAGCACCTGTTGCAATCTGTTGAATTCCTTGAAGATTTTCTACGTAATTGTTAATAAGATCAACTTGGTAGTCTCGTAACTTTATCTGCTGACCCGCACGCTCGTGCCCTTTAGGCCAAGTCTTGTGTGCATGA